ATCGCCGAAATCCGGCGGGCGGGCCTGCGGCGCCAAGCCGAGCGGGCGGCCGAGCGCCAGCGCCGGGCGGCGTTGCGGTCACAGGCATGCACGTTGGCGCCCGGCACCGAGGTCCATATCGCCGATATGCCTGCCCTGGTCGGCGTGACCGGCGTGGTCGAGGCGACCGACGGAAGCTATGCCGAGGTACGCTTCGGCACGCAGTCATGGAAAATTGAGGGTTGGCGGGTACTCCCTGCCGACTTGGATCAGCTCGCCGCCTGAGCGGCTATCGGGACAGACGATCTGGGGCTTCGTGCCCTTGCGCGCCCGCCACCACTTCCCCGCGATGCGTCGCGGCGGAAGTCGTAAGCATGTCTGACGGAGGGCCCATGCCCGCACCCAAGCCCCTGACCATGGGTCAGCGCCTACGCCATGCGGCCGAGCAGCTGATCGACCTCGCCGATCTTGCCGACCTCGACCATCGCAGCCTGCCGGCCACCCAGCAGCTCCATGACGGCATCGAGACCGTCGCTGGCGACGTCCGCGCCGTGGTGCGCGGACGGCGGTGATGCTGGGCCAGGGCGGGCGCCTGGCGCCGCTTTTGGCAGGGCTGTCAGCCCGGCAAGCTGCAAGCCCAACCGCCTTGATGCAGCGCGCAATTGAGGAGGACGCCCGTGCCCATGCAGCCGCCTCGGTTCGGCCGGCAGCCCGCGCCCCGCAAGCCTTGGGCGCGCTCGCCCGGGCAGCCTGATCGCCGCCTACGTGGCCGGGCCGGTCAGCGGGATCGCGCCCAGGTGCTGGCTGAGGAGCCATTCTGCCGCTTCTGCCTGCGTCGTGGGCTCGAGGTAGGCAGCGACCGCGTCGACCACATCCGACCGCTGAGCGAAGGCGGCAGCGACGAGCGCAGCAATAAGCAGGCGCTCTGCGACCCCTGCCACGATGCGAAGTCCGCGGCCGAGCGCGCGGCCGCCCGGGCCCGACCTTCGGCCGACGCCCCCTGACCCGCCGCGGGCGGGAGGGGGAGGGTCAATCCCTCCGGCCGGCCGCTCCGGGACACCGATGGTCAACTGATTTTTCGCGCGGGCCTATTCAAACATAAAAAGTGCGGGGTCCGGACATGCCCAGCGGAGGTGCCCGGCCCGGGTCGGGCCCGAAGCGGAAGGACCCGGCTCTCGGGCTGACCGCGGCCGAACGTGCGGCGTTACCGGTGCCCGCCGGCATCGCGAAGATGATCCCGCCGCTGCATCTATCCAGCCTGGCGCAGCTGCTGTTCGACGAGATCGCAGGGCTGCTCGCGGCCGAGGGACGGGGTGAGCAGCGGTTCGCGCTTCACGTCGCGCTCCTCGCTCAGCGTCTCGAACAGATCCAGCGCTGGCAGGCGGTGCTGGAGACCATGGGCGATACCTGCACCAGCTCGTCGTCCAAGCGCGTCGACGGCGAGACGATCGTCACCACCATGATCCGCGCCCGGCCGGAGGTGGCGATGCTCTCCGATGCCATGCGCCAGGCGCAGTCGCTGCTCGGCGAGCTGATGCTTAATCCCTCGGCCGCGTTGAAGACCGCGACCAAGAAGGAAGCGCCGGGCGAGTTCGACGACTTCTAGGCCGGTGTCGACCCTTCCCGGGCTGCCGGCGCGCGACTATGCGGCGATCGCGCGGCAGTACGCTGGCGACGTCGTGTGCGGCCGCATTCCGGCCGGCAAGCAGATCCTGCTCCAATGCCAGCGGTTCCTGGCCGAGCTGGTCCGCGCGGCCGACGACGACTTCCCGTTCCGCTTCGACGAGGCGAAGGCGGCGCGGCCCTGCCGTTTCATCGAGAAGCTGCCCCATACCAAGGGGCCCTGGGCCAAGCAGAAGAAGCGCCTGGTCCTTGAGCCATGGCAGATCTGGAACATCGCCTGCGTGTTCGGGTGGGTCCACAAGGCCGGCACCCAGAAGGACACCCGTCGCTTCCGGCGCTGGCTGCTGGTCGTGCCGCGCAAGAACGGCAAGTCGGCGATCGCGTCTGGCCTCGCGCTCTACATGTTGTGTGCCGACCAGGAGCACGGCGCCGAGGTCTATTCGGGTGCTACCAACGAAAAGCAGGCGTGGGAGGTGTTCCGGCCGGCGCGCCTGATGGTGCAGAAGCTGCCGGCGCTGAAGGCCAAGTTCGGGATCGAGATCCTCGCCAAGCAGCTGCACCTGCCCGAGGATGGCTCCCGGATGGAGACCATCATCGGCGACCCCGGCGATGGGCAGTCGCCGAGCTGCTCGATCCACGACGAGTACCACGAGCACGTCGACGACGCCCAGGTCGACACCATGATTACCGGCATGGGCGCGCGCGACCAGCCGCTCCAGCTGCTGATCACGACCGCGGGCGAGAACCTCGCCGGCCCGTGCTACGCGATGATCCTGGAGCAGCGCGAGCGGCTCGGCGGCATCGGGCACAACGGCGGGCCCCCGCTCGAGGACGACACCTTTTTTGCCGAGTACGCGATCGATGAAGGTGATGACTGGAAGACCGAGGCCGCGCTCCGAAAGGCCAATCCCAATATCGGGATCTCGGTCGGGCTCGAATACCTGCTGGCGCGCCAGCGTGACGCGATCTCCACTCCGCGCAAGCGGGGCATCTTCAAGACCAAGCACCTCAACCTCTGGGTCGCGGCAAAGACCGCGTTCTTCGACATCGAGGCGTGGCGCCGCTGTGCCGACGGCACGATCCCCCTGCTGTTCGCTGACGCCGCTCAGCTGGAACGCCTGCGCGGCCGGCGCTGCATCCTCAGCCTCGATCTGGCTTCGAAGGTCGACATCGCCGCGATTGAGTACCTGTTCCCGCCGATCGGCGATCGGCCGACGAAGGAAGACCCGTACATCCGGCTCGGCCGGTACTTCCTGCCGAGCAAGGCGGTGGAGGATACCAGCGCCTACCAGGGTTGGGACGCGCAGGGCCTTCTCGACGTCTCGGAAGGCAACATTACCGATTTCGAAGAGATCGAGATCGCGATCCAGGAAGCGCGCGACCTCTTCGACGTCGAGACGATCGCCTACGACCCCGCCCAGGCGACCATGCTGATCAACCGGCTGGTCAAGGAGGGGGCCCCGGTCCTCGAGATCCGGCCGAACGTGCTCAACTTCAGCGATCCCATGAAGCAGCTGGACGCCTTCATGCGGGCCGAGCTGATCGCCCATGCCGGCTGCCCGGTGATGGAATGGGAAGTCGCCAACGTCGTCGCCCAGCTCGACGCCAAGGACAACGTCTATCCGCGCAAGCCGCGGATGGAGGCGAAGATCGACAATCCCGTCGCGCTGATCGCGGCGCTGGCGGTCGCGCTGACCAAGGAGGAAGAACCCGTGGCCGCTTCCCCCTATGATGATCCGGACTTCGCGATGGCGGTGGGCGAGTGAAGCTCTGGCCCTGGGGCGGCTCGCGCGAGGCGCGCTCCCTCGAGCGCGGGGGCGAGATCACCAGCAGCTCCGACTGGAGTGACTGGCAGGCGTACCTCGGCCTGGTCAACGAAGGGCGTGCGCAGCTCCCGGTGGTGACGATCGAGACGGCATTGGAGGTGCCGGCCGTCCTGATCGCGGTGACGTTCCTGTCGCGCACGATGGCAGCGCTGCCGCTCCATGCCTATCGCGATGCGGACGGCGACGCCGAGAAGGTCGACGGTGAGCTTCAGATGTTGCTCAACGAGGCGCCCAACGCCGAGTGGTCCAGCTTCGCCTTCCGCCAGTATTTCTGGCAGCAGGTGTTCACTGGTGGGCGCGGGCTGGCCTGGATCGAGCGCGATGGCGTCAAGCCCGTCGCGATCTGGCCGATGGACCCTTCGCAGACGACAATCCGGCGGGTTGCGGGGCGGAAGTTCTACCGGCATGCCGGGCAGGACTATCCTGCCGCCGACGTCATCGACGTCCCCTTCGCGCTGAAGGCAAACCAGCTCGACAGCTACGGCCCGATCCACATGGGCCGCAAAGCGATCGGGCTGGCGATCGCAATGGCCGATTTCGCGGCCGGCTTCTTCGGCAGCGGCGGCACTCCGCCCCTGGCGCTGGAGGGTCCGCTTCCGGCTGGCCCCGAGGGAATGAAGCGGGCGCAGGCCGATATCCAGCGCGCGATCGATCTCGCCAAGAAAGCGGGCAGGGCATTCTTCGGCATCCCGCCGGGGCACAAGCTCACCCCCGTCGCCACGGACCCCGACAAGGGTCAGATGGTCGAAGCGCGGCTGTTCCAGATCCAGGAGATTGCGCGGCTCTGGGGTCTGCCGCCCGTGTTCCTCCAGGACCTATCGAAGGGGACCTTCACCAACACCGAGCAGCAGGACCTTCAGCTCTGCAAGCACCTGGTCGGGCAATGGGCCAAGGCGCTCGAGGACGAGCTGAACCTCAAGCTGTTCGGCCAGCGCCGGCGGGCGCGCAAGGTGAAGCACAACCTCGACGGCCTCCAGCGGGGCGACTTCAAGAGCCGGATCGAAGGCTTGGCCCGCGCGATCCAGACCGGGCAGCTGATGCCCGACGAAGCGCGGGCGCTGGAGAACCGTCCGGCATACGCGGACGGCGTCGGTGCCAAGCCGTACATCCAGGGCGCGACCGTGCCGCTCGGCACCGCGCCCGCTCCGATCGGCCACAACGGTGGGCCGGCGCTCGACGACGACAATGGGGACAAGGGCGATGACGACGCCGACAAGCAAGCAGCCTG